GGGTGTGGATGCGTGACCGCGGCGAGGCTGGCCAACCTCAGACGTACTCACGGGCAGACGAACACCCGCCTTCACTACGCGTGGAAAAACATGCGCGCCCGCTGCAATAACCCCCGCAACACCAGCTACGAGAATTACGGAGGAAGGGGGATCAAGGTTTGCGCCGAATGGAACTCGTTTTCAGCCTTCCACGACTGGGCTTTGGCAAATGGTTATAGCGACGATCTGACTATTGAGCGGGTCGACGTGAATGGCGATTACAGCCCTGAAAACTGCACTTGGGCGGATCACGCTACACAAGCCGCTAATCGCCGTTTCGTGGCAAAAGCGCCCGATGGAGAACTTTGGCTGCACAAGGCGATCGCCAACGGCATCACGCGATCGGCCTACACCGAGCGCGTCTCGTCAGGTTGGTCATACGAAGAAGCGGCAACTTGGCCTGCCAATACCCTTCGCGAAGAGCGCCCTCGGAATTCACTGGGGCAGTTCAGCTAGACTAGCGCCCATACGCTCCACGCATGCAGCAGCACGGCTCTCCAGTTGGGAACCAGGCGCATGCGAACCTCGATTTTGGAAAATTGGCGTGCTAGGCAGCGCTTATGGCATTCGGAATCGGCAAAACCATCCGCCGCTCGCTCGGCATCAAGAGGTCATGGAAGCCCGAATACACGGGTGACAACGTCTCTGTTCGTCGCAAGAACCTGGCCTTCCTGGACGAGCCGGCCTTCGCATCCGCTTGGGGCAAAGCCGCCGAGGGCAACAGACCCGCATGGGACGGTCGAATCAAGGATGTTCGCTGGCGCGCCCACACGGCGGTTTGGGCGGCTCGTCACGGCCTCCAGTTGCCCGGCGACTTCGTAGAGTGCGGGGTCAATCTAGGCGCGCTGTCGATGACGATCTGCCACACGCTTGATTTCGCCAAGGTGCCAAAGACGTTTTATCTCTTCGACACCTACGAAGGCATCCCGGACGACGGCCGGGAGATCACCGCCGAGCGTAATGCTTCGCTGTATTTCGACTGCTACGATCTTGCTCAGAAGAACTTCGCACCATTCCCAAATGCGAAGCTGATCAAGGGATGGCTCCCTGGTACGCTCGCCCAAGCTCCACTCGATCGGATTGCCTACCTCTCTGTGGACCTCAACCATGCGGACGCCGAGAAGGCGGTCATGGACGAGCTTTGGGATCGCCTCAGCCCGTCCGCGATTGTTGTGATCGATGACTATGCTTTCGCAACCCACGAAGATCAGCACGCGATGTGGGATCAGTTTGCTGCTTCGAAGGGATCGTCGGTGCTGACTGTTCCGACCGGCCAGGGGCTTATGGTGAAGCCCGGTTAGCCTACTGAAACGAGATCGAATCCACCTTCCCGGCTTCATCGAGTTGGATCGTCATCGATCCTCCCGATGGCAATGGGAACGAGACAGGATCAATCGGAGGTTCTTCCTCTTCCGGCGGCTCATCGGCCTCGGCAGCGGCAATGAAACCAGCAGCCAGCTTGGCCTGAGCGCCCAGATTGGTGTGGATGCCGTCCGTCATCAGATCGACAGCAGGATCGATGCGCGAGTGGCTATCGACCAAGCGGATATCGAAGCCGTCCGACGCCAGCGCCGAGACGATCGCGGCAATGGACGCATTATAGTCCGCGACATTGGCGTCTGATCCGCCGAACTGCGCATAGCCATGCGGCGCCATGCGGATGATGTTCGAGGCCAGCACCATGGGGCCGGCCGGCTGATCATTCCCAGCGATGTAATCAAGATAGAAATACACCCCAGATGACGTGACCCTCACCTCGACTTCGTGCGGCCCTTCCGAAAGGCCGGAGAAGCGCGCCAAGGTTGGCCCCCAAGTTTGCCCCTTCGTCGTCGTGAAGCCAGCCGTTCCGTCCGACGACAGTGATCCGACTTTGATGCCGTCGATATAAACGTCCGCCGCGCCCTTGGCTGCCGTCTGGTTTTGGATGTTGTAGCCGATGTAAACCGCGTCCCCGCTAATCGTTGCTTTAGCAGAGGCATTGAGCGCGGTCGTGTTCATGCCGATCGAGTTGACCTGGGTGTTGTTCCAGGCTCCGACCTTGATCATCGATGCAGAGCGTGCAGTCACCCGGTCAGTCAGAACGCGATCGGCGACGAGCCGGCGGAAGGCTTCCTCGAAGTAGAACTTCTTCGCGGGATCAGTCTGATAGAACCGTTCGTCGTTGGCGCCCACCATGACGATCGCGACCTCGGAAGCGATGACCGGCAATCCAACGCCAATCTGGCCCTGATCGGCCGCCATGTTGTTGTTGGCGGCGTAATCTCTGGTAATGGCCCTACCGAGATGCGCGGCGAGGATATTCTTGTAGGACTGACCTACAGGGATCTGGTGGCTCACCGACAGGCTGTCGCCGAAGACGGAGATGGTCAATGTCGGATCGCCTCCGCCTTCACCAGCAGAGCCGAACAACCCGGCGACAAACGCGAGCGTGTACCGAAACAGCATGCACGTTCTTCTATCGTGGATACATTCTTCATGCGAGTCGCCTCACCATAACTTCGGCATAGATTTCAATGACCCCCGCGTCGGTAGCGACGCCGAACCCATCCGTGGCGCGCGTGGTGTTGCACCAATGCTGAAGCTCGAAGGTCTTCTGGGCCGCGATAGTGAACCGGCCCTTCAAGACGGCCTCGCTGCCAGACTGCGCTGAACCGGTCGTGATGGAAGCGCCAACCAATGTCGTAGTTCCGTCAGTGATGTTCTGAAGACGGAGCTTGTTCGATGTCACGACCGCCGCCGGCGCTCTTGCTTCGGCTTCGTAAGTCCCTGCTGGCAGGGTGAACTGGTTCGACGAAAGGGTTGAGCCGATCTCGTCGGTAACTTCCGTGTTCAGCGTACGGGTTTGCCATGCTCCCGAAGTAAACGTTCCCCCAGCCGTTCCAGCCGCCTTCTGATCCTGAAGGTGAAGCAGCGGCCGATCGAGGATGCGCCATACGGAGCCGTTGTAATGCTCCAGGACATCCAGATCGGTGTTCTCTCGGATGTAGCCCTGCGCGCCCGTCGGGCGCTGCGCGGTCGTGCCCATCGGAAGCCGGTTGGCCCCGGTAATCGCGGACTGATCGATCTGGTTGTTGTCGTCGATCAAGACGGAAGAGGCTTGAAGCTTCCCCGCCGCCCCATCGAAACGAGGGATAGCGTTATCCGTCGAGGAAGTTGGCATCACAAGCGCATCGCGAACGATGAGCCAATTCGAGCCGTCGCAGCGGACAGTCAGAGCCTTCCACTGATAGCCGATGGTGACCGTCGTCGCTCCGTTGATCGTCTCGGACGCATCACCATCGATCGTCACGAGATTGGCGCTGCTATCGATCTTCTGGACGGTGATCTCGAACCCATCAGCCACCGTCGCGGCGGCCGGCAATGTGATCGTGAACCCGGCGCTCGTCGCGTCTGCCTTGATTGTCCTCCCGTAGTCGGCGGGATCAACAGTGTAAGCGGTTGTCTTCGAAAGCGTGACGAACGGCTGATCGGTAATCGCGCCCTTCCACGAACCGGCGTTGCAGACGAGCAGGCCGCCTGCATTCGGCTTCAGGATCTTGATGTTGGCTGAGCCGTTGACCGTGTCGACGCCAGACGCGGCTACAATCACCCTACCCGCTGTACCGACGTTCTGAATGCCAAGCACTGCGCCGTTGTCGGAGCCGGAAACCGCAGGCAGCGTGATCGTGACATCCCCGCCAGTCGCATCGGCCTGGATATAGGAGCCGAAGTCCGAGGTCGTGGCAGTATAGCTGACCGCCTTCGAGATGACCGGCATGCTCGGGCGCGAGAACGATCCCGTCGAGATGACATTCTCGCCGGGGAGGTTGTCCTCCGTGTAGATCGTCACCCCGTCTGCGTCTTTGAGGACTTCCTTGAAGTCGCCCGACGCAACATAGATCGAAGCCGTCAGGCGGCCCGCACTATCGAGCGTGACCGGCTGCGACCAAGGTACATCCCCGTCCGCATCCTGATAGACGCTCTTCGGCGTGGTCGTCTCCGCATCGAAATAGGTAAACTCGCCGCCGTTGAGCGGGGCACCGTCGTTGTCGAAGATTTGCTGACCCTTGGGGCGCCACAGTGCGGGCATCTGGTTCTCCAAAAGAAAAAGCCGCCCGGTGAGGGGCGGCCTTGACGAGGTGCAACGCAGGGTAGATTCTGCGCGAATGGATCTTGGGTTCTGGAATGAAAGAGGCGGCTACTCTCGCCGCCTTAAGCCGTGGCTAGTTTGGGGCTTCTTCTATTCTCTGCCTATTTCAGTAAGCCGCATGTTCACCGGCAATCCGAAGGACATCATCCTTGGCCCGCTCGTCTGGGCCGCCGTGATGATGCTGCTGGCGCTACTGGCCTGGAGCGTAGTCCGCCTCTGGGACAAGCTGTCCAAGCCCAAAGTACCCGCCGTGACTTACCATCTGACCGAAGACTGACAGGAACCGGCGATCGAGCGGCGAGAGGCGCTTAAGCTCTTTCATCGCCGTGATCGCCTTCGGGTCACCCGAGGTAATCAGTGCGGCGGCCTGCTTCGCCTTCTTTTCGAGCGAGCGGTCGGTCATCCACTCGGAAGCAGACTTGATCGCCTGTGCGGGGTTGGCGTTCCGCACAATCTTTGCGAGCAGCGGACGGGCGCGATCGGCTGCTTCTTCGGTCATCAGGCGGTTGAACTCGGTGTCGGAGCGTAGTGCCGGGACGCTGGCCGCACGCTTGAAGACCACGAGGAGATCGTTCATCGCCTTGAACTCGTCGTCGGTCATCGCGGCGCGTAGATTTTCGCGAAGCCTCGGGTTCAGGAACGCCTTGTGCAGCTTACCTGCCGGGTTCAGCACATCTCCCTGCTCGGCGATCCGAAGAGCGTCCAGAGTCACGTCCTGAACGAACATCCGCTTCAGCGATTGCCACGCGGCGGGGTTCTGCTTTTCCAGCGCTCTGCGAAGGGTCAGCACCATCTGAGGCGAGCGAGTGCGCGGGTTGAAAACGTGGCGCGCGGCGTCGAGGACTGATGTGTCCTTCATCTTGGCGATCGTGCCGAGTGCGGATGCCATCGCATTTTCTGCGTCCTCGATGCCGTCGGCATAGACCGCACGCGCCTGTGCGTACTCCGGCACGGCCTCATCAACGATGTCGAGGAATTCGCGCTTGATGCCCTGCACAACGCGGCCGAGATCGTTGAAGCCGCCGGTCTTAGCGTTGACGACTTCCGCCGACCCAAGAACCTCATCGAGGCCGCGCTTGATGTAGTGCAGCGCCTTCATGTCCGGATCGGTGAGGTCGAACTTCTCTCCCTCGTTTTCCGCGAGCATCTTAGCCTGAGCGGCGGCCTTCTTCATCGCCGGTCGTTTAAGGAGATCGGCGAGTTCGGGTGTCATGGGGACGCGCTTCTGAAACGCTGCGTCATAGAGCGGCTTGGCGGCGAGCTGAGCAGTACGACGCGCATCAGCAATGGCGCCTTCTGCTGCTTCACGGCCGAGGCGGCCAACCTCCTCCGCATCAGCGGCGGTCGACAGATTGTCGAGGAAGCCGTTCCAAGCTTTGACGACCTGACCGTCACGGCGCTGGAAGAAGTCGCGCATCGTGTCCATCGTCGGTGCGATGTTTGTCAGACGCTTCTGGTCCCAAGCCAGAGATGGGAGGCCGGTTGCCTCAGCTGGCGTGATGTTGATGCCGGCCCGCGCGGCCTCGTCATAGGCCTGCGTGGTTGCTGTGGGATTGAGCTTGGCGATGTCCGAGACCGCGTTGCGGGTGGCCATATGGCCGATGCCCGCGCCAATGCCCTGCCCGAGCATGTTCATCGCGCCTTCGGTGGCAACATCACCCAAGGCGAGGTCGCCCGTCGAGGCGTCACCCATCATGTAGTCGCCCCACTTCTGGCGGAGCGCTTCACCGGCTGCGCCTGCGCCACCGGCCGCGAGCATCGTTCCGGCGAGACCGACAGGCCCCGTCATCGCAAGCGGAGCGGTCACTACGCCCGCCGTGCCGCCCGTCAGCATGGGGATAGATTTTCCCGCACCACTGGCCAGCCATCCCGCGATGTCACGGAGACCCCATCCGGAGCCTGGAAGGGCCTCGTAGAGCTTGCCGTCGTCGCCCTTATGATAGAGCACTCCATCGCGGCTGCCGAAGCGCTTCACAGCCTGCTCGATAGGCTCGTTCGGATAGAGTTGCTGCGCGAGATAGCGAAGCGTCTCGTTCTCATCCGAGGCGAAGCCAGACACATAAGCTGCGTTCAGCCCGGCGTCACTGCCCTTCTCGATCGGGGCATTAGGGGCAACCGACTGGCTCAGAGCGGGAGGCTGTTCCCCACCAACCCCAAGCTGTTTGAGGACTTCGGGGTCGGTGACCTCTTCGACGCCAGGGGCCGTTTCTTCTGGCGCATCACGGGCCAGTTCGGCGGGAAGCGCGGCCTGCGATGGCATCAGACCGAGTTGCGCGAGAATGTCGGGGTCACTCTCTTCCTGAAAGGGAAGGTCACCAGCCGTCTCCATCGGACCAGCAATCTGCGTTTCCTTCGGGGTGATCGTCACTCGCAACGCCCCGCCGTCCATACGGGAGACGCGTCCCTCCGGGGCATAGAACGTGTGGCGGCCGATCGGCTGGCCCTTACCCTTGGCCCACTCGGGCAGCGAACCGCCTCGGCGTTCACGGACGATGTCCTCATTGAGGAAGTGGGTTGCGCCACCCGTCACATCCTCTTCGCCGCCGAGCACGCGATCCACGGCAGCGGCTGCCGACTTGTAGGCATCGCTCGTCGTGGGAACTCGAAGAAGCTCGTCGCGGCGCGTGTCCCAAGGCTCAAACTGGCGTTCCTTGAAGATAACATCTTGTACGCCCGCGCCATCCTTGGCCATCCGATTGACGATGACGTGTGCGACTGCCTTCTTGCCCTCCTCAGGCTCGCTCTGGGCCTCACCAATGACAGTGCGGATAAGAAGATCGCGGTCGCTGGGATCGAGATTGATCATTTGATCTCCGCAGGCGTCGTTGAGCCGACCTTGAAGGCCTTACCGTCCTTGATCACGTACCACTCGCCATTGACCTGACGGACGTTGTTTAGCGGGATTTCGTCGAGGGACTTCGGAATGCCGGTCTTCTGGTAGAATGCGTAGCGCGCAAGGGCCTTGTTGATGCTCTCGACCGCGCCCTTGGCCTTGGCCTCGAACGTCACCGGGTCATCACCATCAAACAGGCCGGTTCCAGGATTGGGGATTTCTGCCTGGAGCCGTTCGGACTCCTGTGGGGAGACGGCGGCACCCGACAACTCGTTAAGCGTCCGGTTCAGGTTGGCGATCGCCGTGGACTTGCGCTTTGCAAAACCCTCCAGCTGCTTGCGATCTCCAGGGCTCAGTGAGTCAGGATTCAACTTGGCCTGACCCGAAAGCCGCATCGCATGGAAGCGGGTGCCGAGTGTCTGGTCCTTGGGGTCGAAGTTCTCAAGGATCGACGACATGCGGGAGCCAACCTCGGCCGCGTTGACCGCCTTCTTCTGGATCTCAGTCGTGGTGGCCTGATTGAGGCCCGCATTGCTGCCCTGCTCGAAAGTCACCTGACCATCTGGACCGACGCTGAGCTTGGTTCCGCTGGGGGCCTTGACTCCACCGACACGCTGGTAGGTTCCGTCAGGCTGGCGAATGGCCTTGTACGGCTGCCCGGTCTTCTCGTCGTACAGCTCCTCCAGCTTCGGAGAGTCCGCCTTGGTCCCTCCCACGCGAACCGGCCTGCCATCGCTGCCAAGATAACCCTTGTACGGTTGGCCCGTGGCTTCGTCGTAGAATTCCTGAATCTTGGGCTCTTCGGCCTTCGCGCCGCCGACCTTCTCAAACCGACGGGTAGCGGGGTTCCACGCGCGCTTGATCTCACGACCTTGCTCGTCGAAGAACGTCTCGACCTGGGGTGCCTTGCTGCCCTCAGTCGACATCTTCAGATCGTGCGCTTCCTGCTCGCGGATCTCCTTCCGCGTCTCAAGCTCGCGCTTCCACTTCTGGTCCGGGTCCGTTACCTCGGCGAGCACAGCATCACGCGCGGAGAAGTCGGCGAACTGATCGAGGTTCGCGCCGGGGAACCGCTGCTTGGCGGCGCCGATGAACTTGCCCCACTTCTCGGGCGTGTCAGCGGCTTGCGCGTATTTGCCGAGGGTCGAGACGATCTTGTCGTTCTCGTCTTGGGCCGCGCCGCGAAGCGCAAGGCCAGTCTTCAGGTCGCCACCTCGCATAGAGATCGTTGCGGCATCAGAGAGCCGACCGCTAGCCGCCAGTTCGCCAATCTCACGGTTACGCCGATCGGCTGCCATCGTGTCGATCCCTTCCGCAAACTGCGAGAGCGGGCGGCTGACATCAGGGACGTAATAGGAGCCTTCCCAAGCCATGTGCGCGCTCCTAGGCGAAGAGGTTCTGGTAGCCGGAGATCACCTTCGGCGCCCCCGCGATGATGCTGAGAAGGTTGCCTGCGCCCGCCGCCTTGGCATCCGCAGCCTGCTTGATGCCGGTCGCGGTCGCTCCCGCTGCCGCCGAGTTCGCCGCGTTGATCGGCGTCTGGCTCGAGAGGCGGAACTGCGCCTTGTTCTGGCCCGTGCCGAGTAGCGCGTTAGCGCGGTCCTTCGCAAAGCTGGAGAGGGTCGAGGAGATGTTGGTGGCGGCGTTCTGGCCGCTGGTGGCGAGATCGGACAGCCTGCCGAAATAGTTGTCGTACTCTGCCGATGCTGTGTTCTGCCCATAGTCAGACAGGGCCTTCATGGCCGCGCCGGAATAGAGGCCGCCCCGCGCCGTAGCCGAGCGATCAAGGGCGTTGACGCCTTCGGACAAGCGGAACTGATAGCCGGGATCGGTCTTGAAGCCTTCGCGAGCCGCAGCCTGGGCTTCTGGTCCGCTAAGGCCCATGAGAGCCATGATCTGCGACAGGGATGAAGTGCCCGCCTCGGCATAGGGGCTCAGCGCGCCGACCGCGCCCTCCTGCCCTTCGTCGAGTCTGCCTAGAGCCTGCGCAAGATAGGCGTCGAGGTCTTCCAGCCCCTGCGTCTGGACAGCCGTGCTGGCAGCCTTGTTCGCATTCTCGGCACGGTTGACGGTCGCAGCCGCTTTCTTGGCAGCCTTGGCCTGATCGCCGCCAAAGAGCGAAGAGAAGAAGCCCATTTACGAAACCCTCAGATAGAAGCTTTGCAGGATGTTGGCTGCGCCAGCGTTGGCCATGCTCACCGAGTGGTCGACCGGCGTCTGGTTGTAGATTTGATGGCCAGCTTCGAGACGATCGATCACCTGGAAGGAATCGGTCGACGCGAACGCTGGGGTGCTGTTGACCGCCGCTGTCGAGTTGCCGCCAGCAGCGCCAAGCACGATCAACGGTATCGCCCCGCTGCCAGCCGTAACGTTTTGCGCCGCTGGGGTTCCGCCCGTGGCCTGCGCGTGCAGAGATTCAACCGCTAGCGACGACACAGACCAGTTCGGACGGAAATGCGCGATGACCAACTGCTCGCGGTCGCCGTTCATTCCTGTGTAGGTCGTCTCCGAGCCATCGAGCAGCCTGCGGGCGATGATCTGTCGGTTGAAGAAGTTCTGCGCGCCGCCGCCATCCCATTGAATGTCCGTAATGGCGACGGTGGTCCACCCCGCTGGAACCACGGCGCTAGGGTAAGACCCGCTTGTTCCAGCGCGATTAAACGCAACTCCGATGTCGCCCGCCTGAATTCCGGTGAGCGACACGCTTGTTGATCCGGAGATCCAGCCAATGAACTCGATCAGCCGGGGGGCGCCGATAAAGCTGAAGCTAAACATCGAGATCGTAGGTGTAATTGATCTGCAAAACCGCGTTCAGGCATGCGGAGTTGCCCGTGATGTTCACCGAGAGCGTTTGCCCAACCGCGACGACATTTGCAGTCGTGTGCGTCACTTCCTGCTCAGTGGTCGATACGCTGTTGGCGGTCGTCCCGACATCCACGCCGTCGATCTGGAGCCGCATCGTGCAGCTTCCCGAGTCGCAATACGTCACGGTCGAGGTGATGGTGTATTCCTTGGTCGCCTTGGGCAGGATCGGCTTCGAGCCGTTCTGGACGATCTCGATCACCGACGCGGCCGAGGCCGTCTGCGTGCCCTTGACCACACCCGTATCTGCCCCGTCAGCGGCCTGTTTGATGTTCGTGAACGCGACCACGGCGTCCGCGACATCGCTCAGATTGTTCGCCGCCTGAAGCGCGAGATTGCCCGTCGCGACGAGGGCCTTCCGAAGCCCATCAAGGCTGGTGAAGAACTGGAACCACGAAAGGGTGAACCTGTTTCCACTCGGATCGAGAACCGGCGCTTGCGCCTGGGGGATGTTGTCGCTGCCGGCCATCAGACTTCCAGCACCTCGACATCCGCTGACGCCCCGGTGATCCCACGCGCCACTGACGCGGACACGATGATCTCGAACAGCCGCCCGTCCTCATTGGTCTGACCGAGTGAGTCGAACACAGCGCGCGTCGAAAATGCCCCCTGAGGACCGATCGGCGCCCACATCTCGTTCGACCATGTCTTGCCGCTGTCGTCCGACCAACGGCACATCACCAGCGGGTCAACATCTTCGGAAGGGCCTGTGATCTTTCCGACGCCGGGGATGCAATCGACGAACAGGCGATCAATGCCGATCGGGTTGGGGTATTTGTGAACCGGCGGGGGGCGCCATTTCATAACCAGATGCTCGCCAGCCTCCTCGAAGAGCGCCACATCGAGGCGGTAGAGCCGGCCCTCGCTGTAATCGCCGACAATGCGGTTCTGGCCGATCTTGATGAAGTGCTCGCCGCGCCAGCGATCCAGGCCATAGGACGCCCGTTCTACCCAAGTCTGGGTCAGGGCGTTGTAGGTCCAAGTCCATTGCGGGCATGAGATCTGGTAGAACTGGTTGCCGAGCCACGGATAAGCCGTCGCGACGATCGTGCTTTTGTCCTCGACGGAATCGATTGCCAGTTCAACATCGTGGGTTGAGATGCGAACCGGCTCATAGCCCGGTAGATTGCGCACCGTGCCGTCAGATGCCACGAAGAACAGAACGTCGCTGAGATCGCGAACCGAATGCTGACACAGCAGTCCGAGGTTGCGAACCGTCGTGCCAGGCGTTGCCTCGAACGGGAATGGCGATGCCCCGGTCAGGGCATGAAACTCGATGCTCTCCGAGCTGAACAAGACGACCTCGCGACCGCGCGCATAGCCGCACATAAGCTCATCGGCCAAGGCTTCCGCCGTGGCGAAATCGAGCGCGTCCCATGTCGTGCCGTCATCGACCGCCGAGATGAAGTAGCGGCCGTCCTGGATCGTGGCGATGAAGTATCCGCCGTTGAACGTGACTGAGTTCGCGGCTGGCAGATCGGTGTCGGCGATCGAGGTCAGAACATCGTTGTTGAGGATGTACCGCTGTCCCTCAGACACGATCATGATGTCGGGGTTGGGCGACTTCCGGTTTCGCGCCATGAACACTTGGCCGGTTCCGGGGAAGCTGCCGATCTGTGTTACGCCGCCTGCGATGTCTACCTTGAACACCAATGGCCCGGAAACGACGTAGCCATAGTTGCCCAGCGAGATCGCGCCGCGCGCGTTCCCACCACCAACAAGGTTCGCGAACAGCTCAAACCCTTCGAACGGGTAGATCGGGAACTTCGCACGAGCGCTTGCGTCTGCTTGCTGGGCAAAGCAGTTGATCAGGCGAGCGCCGCCATCGGGGCCATATCGTCCGGGGGAGGACTGAACGCCGAGGTCGAGCGGGATCGTCTCACCCATCAGAAACGCGCGCCCCATGCAGGAACGAAGCGGATTTCGTCCTCTCGGTCCTCGTCCAGCAACTCCTGAAGGAACAGATCGGCTTCCTGCTTGATCTCGGCATGCGAGGCTGTTCCAGCGCGGCCATAGGTGACAGCAAGGCGCTTGGCGAGGCAGTAACCGACGCCCTCGATGTGCTCCTGTCGGATGTCGAGATTGTCATCGAGTGAATCGATGTCCTCGAACCTGCGGAACGAGGTCAATTGCACCGTTTCCGTGGTGACGGTCGACAGGGCCTGCCAGACATACAGAACCGGCACGTCACGCTGATAATCGACATAGTAGTTCGTAGGAATCCCGGTCGAGTCCTTCTTGGGAAGGTCGAAATACTCCTCCCGTGTCAGGAGGATCATCGGCAGGTCGATGCCGCTTACATTGCGGTAGCGCGCAGAGACAACCCGGTGTGGCTTCTGCGAGGTCAGCGTGTAGGAGACCGTATTCGCCAGCAGCGGAACGCTCTCCTGCTCCAGCCGCCACAGGCTCTCGTACTTCATCCAGGACTTGAGCATCATGTTCAGCTCAAGCTTGGCGCCCTCTGCCTGCAATGCGGTCGGGGTGGCGTTCGCGGCCACGACACGTAGCTTCTTCAGGGCGAAGTCGATGATCTGGCGAGCCGTGACGTTGAAATCGTCCGTTCCGCTCGTTGCCATGGCCACCTCAAAGAAAAAGCCCGCTCGAAGGCGGGCTGAAAGTCAGGTCAGTTCGTAGGCGACACCTGACTGGCTGTTTGTCGCCGTCAGGCCTGTCCATGAGATCGTGGCACTGTTGGTGTAGCCGCTCGCGGCAACGTCCGCGACGGCGAAGTCGAAGAAGCTGATCGCCTCCTCGTACTGTTCGGTGAAGCCACTCGGCGCGACCATATCTGCACCGGGATCGCGGTCACAGATGAGCGTTACGACACGGCTTGAAAGCGCCGCTTTGACGAAGCCGGACAAATCGAGGGTCGTCCCGGTATCATTGCCGAGAGTCGATTTGACTGTGATCGCTGTGCCTCCGCGATAGACCGCAACGAAGTAGCCACCGTTGGTCGCGCCCGAATAGCTGGGCGGGCTGGATACATCGCCAGCGGTCAGGATCTTTGAGAAGAACCAGTTGGAAGATCCACCAGTGGTGGTGGACAGGTCCGTCGTCCACGAAGAAAATCCCGTTATCGAGGCGCCCGTACCGACAAGGGCCACGACCGCCATATCCCCGGCCTGTGTGCCGACTGGCCACGTAACCGTGTTTGCTGCGCCGTTGACCGCATCCGCGCCGACAAATGAAGTCGTCGCGATACCGCCCCGGAACGGGATGAATATCGTTCCCATCAGGTGCGATACCCGTTGAGCGTGACCTTCAGCCCTTTGGCCGTCCCGTCACCGATCTGATCGATGTCGATGGTCATCTCGGCATCGAGCGCAAGCGAGGTATCGGAGATGACGGCAGCGGTCGCCGCTGTGGTCGATGTCTTCTCCGTGTTGTCGATCGTCAGCTTCGTCGAGAGGATCGTCGAGCCCGCCTCATTGATGTCGACGGTAAAGATCGAGCCGGAAGTCTGGGCGGTCGAAAGCGAAGCGGTCACGCCGGAAAGCGTCATCGCGAACGGCATGCGGAACGTGACCTTGGCCGTTCCGGTGGTCAGTGCCGTGGTCTCGTCCGAGCAGGCAACGATGATGCTCTCGAACACGCCGAGGTTCTGGCGAGCCGCTGATGCTGTCGTGGCCGCCGTGCCGCCATTCGCCACCGGCAATTGCCCGGTGACGCCCGTGGACAGAGGGAGACCAGTGAGGTTGGTTGCCGTACCCGATGCCGGGGTGCCAAGCGCCCCGCCTACAAAGTAGGCTGCTCCAGTGCCGACTTCATCCGTCAACAGGGACCGCAGGTTCGCCGAGGAGGGCGTAGCTGCGAAGGTGTCGAATCCGGAGGCGCGAGTGACGCCCGCCCATGAGGCAAGATCGGCGTCATATCCCTGGACCGTCGTGCCGATGTTGGAGGACACCAGAACATTGGCGATTGCCACGCCGCTATCGTCGAGGCTTGTTCCGCCAGTCGTGTCGAAGACCGGAATGTTTCCGACGGCAGACGACGCAGGGCCGGACATCGCGCCGGGGTCGCCCTTTGGAATGCCGAAATCGAAGACTGCCGCTCCCGACGTGCCGACGTTGACCACTGTCGCCGGATCGCCGGGATCAAGGGTCGTTACCGTTCCAACCGTGATCGTGGCCGCGTCGCCCTGCGGGATCTCGAAATCGAATATCGCGGCCTCTTCCGTGCCGACATTCGTCACCGTTGCCGGGTCACCTGGATCAACGGTCGTCACGGTGCCGACTGTGATAGTCGCAGCATCGCCCTGCTTCGCCATCAGCTGCCAGTAGGCGTTGACGGTCGTGGGCAGCGTCGGCGGGGCGTTTCCGGTCGTCACCTGAAGGGAAACCCACGCTGAGCCCTGATCGAGCACGACCTGATTTGGCTCATAGTCGGTCGCGGCGGAGTATGCACCCTGCCACGAGAACCCGAGCTGTGGCGTCAGGAAGTCGGCGAGTTGCTGGCCCGTTACCTTCTGGCTCGCAACACCTTCGATTTCGATCTCGAACAGCATCGTCGCGAGAACGGAGGCGGCTGCGTCGAGTTCGCCGATTGTCGTAGTAGGCATTACACCACCGATCTAAAACGGCCGTCCACGGTCACGCGCTGCACGCTTTCGACCGTTTCGCGAAGTGTCAGGAGTTGGCCGGGGTCGTTGGGGTCGACCTCGCCGGGAAGTAGGAACGTGTCGGGCGCTTCGGGCCGGGCATCGGGAACGCGCTGGTCGTCGCGTACGCCTCGGACGAAGTCCTGTGGGTGACGCGGCTCCCATTCGTCGCGATCGACAATCAGGCCGGTCCACTCGCGTTCAGTTCGGGAAGCGCGAACCTTCTTGCCGCTGCGGTCGCAGATGCGCCAGAAGTCGCCAGGCCGGTAGCCGTTGCGTTTGTCGTCCCAAGGCATCTCAGATCCCCGCCATTGCCGAACGGAGCACGACTGCCATTGCCTCGTGGATCGCTGCCGAGGGGTGGATGCCATCCGGCGTCGCGTAATCGTTTGCGCCGGTCGAGACCCATTTGTTCGGGTCTGTCGCGGACTCGGTCGCCGGGCGCATATCCGCTATGGCGTCGATCGTCTCGTCAGCCAGCTTCGCCTCGAACCAGTCATTCAACTGGTCGCGGGTGCCATCCAAAGCCCAGCCGGTAATCGGCGTCTGGTCCGCATCGCTCGTCCAGTTGGTCGAGGCCGATGACGTGCGCGGCTGGAGTGTCGTGCGGATGATCTTCTCCGCGCCGCCATCGCGAAGCAGGCCCCACATCGTGGTCACTCGGCTCTGGATCGTCGAGAGAGACACCGCTCCGGACGTGCCGATATCGTTGGTGCTGCCCTCTTCGATCGCATAGCGGGCGTATTGAATGAAGTTGAGCCAGCGAGTGTATGGGTTATAGGCCGTGTACGGCGTCGTCTGCCTGGCGAAGTTGATCATGCTGACCGGGTTCGACGTCCCATCGGCATCATGGCTCGCACGCTGTACGAAGCCGTTGCCGTTTCGGCCTGCCGACGTCGCTCCATCGCCCTGCCCAGCCGCGATGCTGTCGCCAACCGCAAAGAAGCTTGGGCCATCGACCAAGGGATGACCGAGCACGAGCGGGACATATCCGCCGATGACTGAGGCGGGCGCTGTTCCGCTGGTGGTGAACTGCCCTAGCGTATCAACGCCAGAGACGGTCGTCGCCGCTGGATCGTACCAGGCGCATTGCGAACCCGTGAGCCCGCCCGTCTGTCGCTCGCACGACAGGATCGCGTTGCCGGCCGCCGTGGTCTGGATCTTCAGCTTCAGCCAATACTGCTCGCCGCGCGTGAACTGATCGAGCGAGAACGACGACGGCCGAAGCCTATCGGACTGTAGATCGACAGCATCAACCGGAATGGTCAGAGACCGCTGCCCTGCGAAAGTGATCGGCACCGTGACCGTCGCGCCATCGTTCTCAAGCGCCGCCTCCAGCAGCGTCAGTTCAACAGGTCCTGCCGTCTCAGCCGTAGCCGAGATGTACCAGTTGTTGAACGAGAAGATGAGGTCGGCGCTATCCTGCCCGATAATCACGGGCCATCGACCGAATTGTGTGCTGCGGCCAGTGGATGTTGAGGCCGCCGAGAGTACGCGGTTCTGCGTCGTGACCACACGAAGAGGCGTGCTCTCTCTCCCACCGCCACGGCAGGCAACCTGCGGGATCGCGAGGCCAACGCCAATCATCATCGGATCAGAACAGCGCGACGATGTTGGTGGCGGTCGTCGCGGCCATCACCTTGTTGCACGACACCGGGATGACCGAGCCAGCCGTCACGCCGACAAGCGTCACGGTCGTGCTATCATCGCGGGCTTGCAGGGCCAGATCGCCAGCGCCGCCCACATAGAGCGCCTTGCAGCGCACCACCGTGCTGTCGCTTGGCGTAACCGCAGCAAGGTGCGTTGCCGGGGAACTACGTCCATCGGGCATTGCAATTCTCCAGATTGTAGAAAGGGATCGGCCCCAACTCTGCGAACCACCGTCAGCCGAGGAGCGGGAGTGCTTGTCGGGGTGCGGTCGGGGCCGAATGGTTCGTCAGGAGGCGGAGATCGCCGTTCCGGTGACGAGGTTGAGCCAGTTCGTGCCGTTTGAGACGGCAACCGTGGCAGCGCCAGCATTGCCGTTCGACACATAGATGATCTTGCGGGTGTTGGCAGCTGCGGACGGAACGCCCGCGACAGTGTAGGTCGGGAGCGTTACTGCACCCGTTACGTCGCCAGTCACCGCGCCGGTAACCGCACCGATAAATCCATTCTCGGACGTGACCGGGCCGGAGAAGGTAGAGGAGGCCATGAATATCGTTCCTTATTGCACAAGGGTTCGCCCGGCCGTCTGTGCAACGTCCGCCTGACCGGTCTGCCGAGCTGGGGTGTCAGGAAATGAAAAGGGGCGGCCCGTAGACCGCCCCGGTACTCATCAGGCGCCGGGAGTTCCGTAAATCGAGCGCCAGTCGGTCCAACCGCACGAATAACGCTCGTAGGCCTTGGCCTTGGCGTTCTCCGTGTCGAAGTCGTTGTCCTTGGTGAACTCGATCGCCTTGCGCTTGTAGTGCGTCAGGCCGTTCGGAGCGTCGGTCTTGACGAACCAGGCATCGTCATCGGTCAGGAAGTGGTTGACCACGAAACCGCCCGGCAGCAGGTTCATCGAACGCATCGCGTTGATGTCGTTGTCTGCCGTGCCGACGCGCAGTTCGGACTTCAGGACACGCTGGGCCTCAAAGACGAGAGCCGGCGGAACGATCAGCTTCTGACCCTTGATCGCGATCTGGAGGCCGCGAGCGTTCTTGGCCGTGTTGATCTGGATCAGGAGGTCTTCGAGGGCGGCTTCCGAGAAGTCCGCCGCGACCGCCAGTTCGTTCGACTGGGTGCCACCGATGACAGGGTGATCGGTCGCGATCATTTCCTTGCCATCGCCGCCGACATACGAGCTGCTGAACGCACGATTGAGGACGTTCGCGTGAACGATCTCCTTCGTGGTCCGCATCGAGAACGCAAGGCTCTCAGTGCGGCTCTTCGCCAGCTTCTCATAGAGGTTGTCGTCCATCTCCTCCTTCGTCACGATGAAGCCGAGCGCGTACGCTACGTTGGTGTAGCGGGTAACGGCGCCCTGCGTGTGCGAGTCGTAGGAGACAGCGGAACCTTCGGCCTTGACCGGAGCGAGACCGAAGCCGGTCGCCTCCACGTCTTCCTCGTAGGCCTTGTCGGAGGTCTTCTCGTCGAAGATCTGCGACCATTCCATCGGATGCTTGTTGTAGGACAGGCCCCACCATGCGGCGACGCCAGGCCAGAGGGCTTTCGGGTGATTGCCCGTGGTAATAACAGCCATCGGTCAATCCTCCTTAGATGCCGAGAGAGCCGTCGCCGTTGGCCGTGCGGCCCTGGGCTTCGGTGTGGTTGTTGAGAAGGACCTCGACCTTCGCATGCGTGAGGGTCGTGTCGTTGTCCTCGCGATTGACCGCGCGCATGATGATCATCTGGTTCGATGCATCAGCTGCCGGCGCATCCGAGGTGGTGTCGAGTTCGACGCCCGAGAGGCCGGTCGCAGTGCTGCCCGAGTGGGTGTAGATGAACACAGCGTTCAGGCCCATCGAAGCAGCCGGAACGGCGCCGTCCGCCTGGATCTCGAAGACGAGGTCCGGGTCGTCAGCGACGAGCGCGACACGCTCGGTCGAGGCCGGGTTGTACTGCTTGGTCAGGTCGTTCGGCAGGGCCATGAAGGCGACGATCACGCCAGTCACTGCATTGGCATCGCCAGCAGTTGCCTTGTTGATCTCCGGCAGAGTGCCGACACCGAACGTGCCGCCGCCGGGAACCTTCACGGCTGCGGTATTGGACGTGCCGGTACGAACGACCGGATCACCGACAAACAGGGCCGTGCCGTAGCTGGCCGGGATGTAATACGGGTTCGCCGCGCCGTTGTAGGGCGCGCCGCTTTTATGCCGAACGGGACGGAGCCCGAACGGAGAGTCGACGTTGGCCATTATGGCCTCCAGGATTTGAGTGTGGGATCAGCGCCCGATGCGGTTCGCGTTCGCGCCGCCGGGCACGTATGCGGTCGGGCCATGCAGGCCCTGCGGGTCGGCGGTCACGCCCTGGCGCAAGGCTTCCTCGCGCTCCTTGATGGCGGACAGTGCACGTCCCTTGTCTTCCTCGTGATATGCCTTGGGCTTCCGGCAGAGATACGCCTGCGTCGGCTGGCCGTTCTCGCCACGGCCGACATTGCGGACTACCGGCACTTCCTCTTTGTTGGGACCGATCTGCTGCACGATGTCCCAATCATCATTCACCGTCTTGTCGTGGATGCGGCCGGAGGCCGTGTTGTTGATCCAGCGATAGACGAATTTGTCTTTGTCCAAGAGCGAGTCTGGAACCGCGAGCTTGAGGTTCCGGGTTTCGCTGGTATCCGAGCGACGGCGGCGCTGAGCCTGCTCTTCCGCTGCACGGGTCGGGCGGCGCGTCTGAGCGCCTTCTGGTGAGAAAGCCTCAGTCATGCTCATGCCTCGTCTTCGAAATAGCTCTTGGCGTATTCTTCAAGGTTCGCGAACAGCTTCTGCTCAACGAACTTCTGGCCGGCAGCGCGGGCCTCGGCGGGCAGCTTCGCCGCCAACTTGCCGGGCTGGCCTCCACCGGGAACTCGGGCGCCACTCTCAACGACCGGAGCGCGGCGCGTAGCGGCCGTTTTGCCGAACTTGGACGGGTATGCCTCCGCGACCCTCGAACGGGCCTCAGCGAGCTTCTCGGCCAGCGTAGCGGCGGGCATTTCGCGCATGACGTCCGCAAACTCGGCGTCCATCACAGCGGTCAGCTTCGGATCGGTCTTGAACCAGGTGTTTTCCGACATCCAGGACTCAAGTGCCTTGGTCTCGGCCTGTGAGAACCGGCCTTCGGCCTTGTCGTCCTTCTTGGGCTCATCGCCCTTGGCAGCCTCATCGAGTTCGGCCAAGGCTTCCGCCTCTTCCTTCTCGACGCTTTTGAAGCCTTCGACATCGCCAAGCTCGACGGCGCGCATGCGGCGCTCCTTGAACTCGGCCTCAAGCTTCTCCCGCTGGCGATCGAGCGCCTTGGCACTCATCCGCTCGTAGCGGGCCATACGATCTTCGAATTCCTTGCGGTCTTTTGCGCGCTCTTCCCGCTCCTTCTGAAGCTGAGAGCGAACGATCGGCAGGATCGTCTTTCCGCGCTCTACGAACTCATCGGCCGGGCGCCATTTATCGGCCGGGCCCTTCCATTCGTCCTGCGGAACCCAACCCATCTCACGGGCTTCGGCTTCCACCTCGGCATTGCTAGCGTCAGATCCGCCAGCATCGCCGCCTTGCTCGATCACGACATCATCGGTCGTGCCTTCATCGACTGGCGCACCTTCGCCAGCGATCTCCTCGCTCAGTTCAGGCATGTCTACCTCAATAAAAAACCCGCCGAAGTGGCGGGCTGCGCTTGCTCAGTGTTCGCGGCTCAATCAGTCGAGAACCGCCACGACATCCTTGTCGTTGATGATCCGGTATTCCTCGCCGTCGCGGCCCTTGTGAGTGGAGCCTGCGTACTTGGCGAACAGCACCCGCTGGCCGGGCTTCGGCTTGGCATCGGCTGGCCAGTTCTCGGCGTAGGTGAAGGCGAACGGCGAGACAGCGATCAACTCGCCCTCCATCGCCGCGTACTGGTCGCGCTCCTTGGTCTGATCCGGGATGAAGATGCCCCCGCTGGTGCGCTCCTCAACCTTCTTCGGCCGGACAAGAACGCGGTATTCGGTCGGATTAATCCCGCTCGGGTTGCTCAAGGGCTGCCTCCAGATCGTCGAAGCTCATTTCGATCAGGTCGCGGACAACCTCGTGTCGCGCCCTCAGATCAGCCAGAAGACAGGGGTCGACGTGGCCCTTGTCCCAGCTGGCGCTCATCCACTTTTCCTTCGCCCGTTCAGCGAGGACAGCGAGAGAGGCCATGACTTCCTTGGTGATCGGATCAGAGCGCCATGCGTCGAAGGCTTCGGCCTTGGCCTCGCGATCGCTCATGCAGCGTTACCCTTGCTGAGCCGGGCCTGCCGATCCTGGGCGCGCTCATCGCGGTCCAGAGCATCCTTGTGCGGCGCTTCCATCGCGTCGATCGCGCGGACTTCACGCTCGATCTTCTGACCAGCGATGTTGGCGAGGTTCAGTTCGCCCTTAGTGGTCTTCTCGAACGCGGAGGCCTTTGTCTCCTCGATCTCGGCAACAGCGGCTTCCTGAGCCAGCGGGTCAGGTGCTGCTTCCGGCGCATACAGCGCGTCGATGTCGTCGATGCCGGCCGAGCGGAAATAGCGCTCGGATATCTCTTTCCAGTTGAAGCGCGGGTCTTGCATGAACGGCAGCAGGATCTGCGAGCGCGCCATGCGCTGCATGTCCGTGACGTTCTTCGGATCAGCCTGCGGGCACACATCGTAAGTGCCGTTCTCGTAGTCCGACCGAGCAATCGCCTTGGGCGTGTCGAGAATCGAGAAGTAGGCCTCTTCCGGCAGGTATTCCGCATTCACCCGGTACAGGAGTTTGAACTCCTGCTTCAGCGCCCGGTAGATGCGCTTGAAGATCGCCGTGAAGACCTTCGTGCCCTGCTCGATCAGCGCAAGCGTGGTGGTCGCGGTCTGATTGTCGTTGGACTGACCGGTCAGGATGTCCTTCGTGGCCGTGATGTCCTTAGCCGCCTCGATCATCAGACCGAGCAGCTGGAACAGGACAGCCGACGGGCCGGGATGCTCGAAGTTGTAGATCGAGTCCCGGATATTGCCGCCGCTCGCCTCAACCGACGTGTACTTGCCCGGCTCCTGACGGATCAGGGACTTCTTCAGTCTGAGACCCGAGCCGATGAAGCCGCCGCCTGCGTTCTGAAGGTGGCCAGCATCCAGCATCTGGTTGATCGTGGTGTCGATCGCAGCGCCAAGGCTTTCGAGAAGCCTACCAAAACCAATGCTGTAGAAGCCGCCCTTCGGATCGGGGATGAAGTCGTACTTCACGAAATAGTCGCGCCGCTGAATCCGCATGATGCGGTCTTCCTTGGCGGTCTGCTTCACATCGTCGGCGCTGTAGTTCGCGACGACGCGGACAACCTTCTGGCTCTCGCAATGAACCGTGACGATGTACGGCTCCTGATAGCCGTCCTCATCAAGATCCAGCAGGCAATGCTGTTCGATGAACTCGTGCGGCGCCTGGTCGTCCCCGTCGGCGTTCGAGGGGGCCATCAACTCGACATCGAGCCAGATGCCGGCGCGCTTGCGTTCCTCGATCTCGTACGGATAGCGCGTCAGGCATTGCGTGATGCGCGGAGCCTCGCTCAATGAGCGGACGGCATTGTTCACCACCAGGTCAATCGCCGGAATCATCTCCGAGCGCGGACGATCCGAGGTCAGATCCCAGTACACCTTGCGGAACGCGCAGCCGACGATCGGCAGCTGGACGAGCAGCGTATCGGTGTCGCCCTCCCACTCCTCCATCTGCTCCATAAGCTGATAGCTCATGTGTTCGGAGATGCGGTCGGCGCGCTCCTGCTTCAGGCCGGGCTGGACTTCCCACACGGGCTGTCCGGTGTTCGGATCAACGGCCGGCTGCTGCGTGGCGGGATCAATGACAGGCACACCCGCGTCGTTCCCAACGACCTTTGCCTTCACGATCTCGTCGCCCTCGACAATCGCCGGATAAGCGCGGGCATTGAACTGAAGCGCTGCCACAGTGATCAGCGGCCACTTGACGTTCGATGCGCCCTGGAACGGGTAGTTCTTCGGCTGACGAACCTGAAGGGCGATGTCCATGGCGGACTTCGCGGTCTTCTCCCATTCCTCGCGGGACCGCTTGTCGATCTCATAGCCACCAACGACATCGTGGCCGATCTTGGTGATCTGCTCGTCGGTCAGAAGCTCCGCGATGTTGTCGCTCTCGATGAACTCGTAGAGCTTGTTCAACACGGCGCTATGGCTGGGGCGCTTCTCCATTCGATCAGTACCCCGTGGTGCCGTTGCGTGAGTATTGAGCGGACCACTCGTCCTGCTCATCGTCTTCGTCTGGAATCATCTGCTCTTCGTAGGCCACAGCCATCAGGCCGAAGGCGTCAGCGCCGTGCGATGACCAGTCATGCTCCGGGCCAAGGCCGATATTGCGGGCCTCGTCCTTCTTCTCGTGATACCAGCCGAGCGCTGCGCGGCCGGCCTCCGTCGTCTCTTCGTTGAACCAGATGTTCGGGAACAGCCTACGTGTGGCCTCGATGCGGGCCGCAGCTGCACCCTTGCCCTGGTTGGGCACGACCGTGACCTCGTACCCGGCAGATTTCAGCGCGCTCTCGTAGGAGACATCGAACACGCGATCGTTCGTGGCGCCATCATGCGGCAACCAGAACTGCGCCCTATCTGGCGTGTATCCCTTGGACCTTAGCCAAGCCAGGTGCGCCGAAAGCGGCTGGCCTACAGCCTCGTAGTAGTCGAGCACCAAGATTGCGCGGCCGACGAACTGAACGGCCCACAGAGCAAAAGCGTCTGCTTTCGCGCCAGTGCCGCCAATGTCCGGGAACAGCCGGATCGTCATCAGTGGATCGCGGCCGACGCGTCCGATGCGGTTGCTTGCCTTAGCCTCGGCCAAGTCCTTCGCGTAATAAGCGCCAGCGGCCACCGTCAAATAGCCGCCCTCCCAGATATGTTCGTACTGATCAGGCTGCATTCGAAGGCAGTCTTGGCGCTCCTGCTCAAGCTCCTTCGTGAACCATGGGTTGTCGCGCCAGTTGGCTTGAACGACCGTCGAGCCTGTCGGCCTCTCGGCACCACGAAGCATCACATCGACAGGGTCTGTCTTCAGCCTCGCGTTCCAGCTGAACCACAGCTCGGAGCCATCAGCGCGGATCGTCGGGCGAAGCAGGTTTAATGACCGTTGGGAGGCCGCTTGAGCCTCTTCCCACCATGCCCGCTTGAAACCCTCCAGCGACTTAATCGACTCCGCAGTGTGGTCCTGCATGCCCTGGAAGATGATCGCGCCATCGCCTGGCGTCTGGATCACCTCGTTGAAGACCTTGAAGCCGTCAGCCTCGCCAAGGCGAAACTGCTTCAGCTTGCCTTCAATCAGGCGCTTCGAGGAATCCTTGAGGGTCTTCTGGACCTCACGGATGCAGACCGAGAGAAGCCCACGCTCTGCAAGACTGTCTTCGATCAACAGGCCGGCGAAGAAGTGCGACTTGCCCGAACCGCGCCCGCCCCATGCACCCTTGTATCGAGAGGGAGCCAGTAACGGCTCAAAGACCTCAGCTGTTGGTATCTGAAGGACGGACGATGACACGTTCGACCCTCTGGATCTGGACTGGACCGCCACCCTCGCCCGTCAGCTCCTGCGTGACTTTCTCGCCGTACTTCTTCGGCTTCAGCTTCGAGGCCATCCACTTGCGGGCATCAATGCGGAGAGCTGAGCGACGAAGCGCCTCGCCGTTCTCGACCCAGCCAAGAGACTGCTGATCCTTGTCGAAGCGCTCCATCCAATCGTTTCGCGCATCGTCAGCGATCGTCAGGATGTCGTCGAAGACAGCGTCTGCCTGAGCTTCGCGCGCGCGGGCGTATTGGTCCGAGAATGTCTCGTTCGCAGCCAGCCACTTAAACACGGTCGACTTTGCCGGCATCTCGTCTGCATCGCAGATCGATCTCAGGCTTTCACCGTCGGCGATACGCTCGCAAATGAGATCAGCGACCTCCTGGCTGTATTCAGAAGGCCGGCCCATTAAAGATCCTCGCTTAGCCCCATGATCTTCTGTTTCGCGTGCTCGATGATCCAGAGCGCGAATTCCCGCGTTAGGTGCGAACTGCGGATCACGACGCCATCCGCATCATCCTGAAAACCCAGCACCAGAACGTCTGACCATTCCTCACGCGCACATACAGCGAAGCACTCTTCCGGCTTCATGTTGTTGTGGGGACCAAGGTCCACGATGTTGTCAGGCTTCTGCTCTTCGGGAATGAACTCGATCTCCACGACTTCGAGCAGTTCGGCTGGCACCTGATCCAGTCCGCCGACTACACGTAGATCTGGCATTGATTACCGCCCTTCGGGCTTAGAACAGCAGAGCGCCGATCACGCCGAAAAAGACGCTCGCCGCGATCACGATTGCCACAAACTCTTTCTTCGTCGGCGGCTCTGAAAGCCACTGGCGGATGAACTCCATGGCTCTCTCCTCAAGCAAGCGTCAGCTTGCGGCTCTCAATGAATTACCGAGCACCCTTAGATGAAGGGCGAACATGGAACGCGATCCGCTCGGGATAGGATTTGGATTACCGCCCCTGCGGGGCTTGGTAGAGAGAGCGCCTGTATTTCCAGTAACGATACGCTGTCACTGGATGCCAAAGCCAATCGCTCAGAGTGAGTGGGTCCCATACTCCGATGGCGGCGTGCACATCCCGTAGCGTGTTGACCCGGTACTCGTCGGACTGCTCTTCCCAAGAGCCTGAGACGAGCCTGCTTCGACGCCTAGCGTCATGAACATTGCGGGCACAGGTCTCAAATCGATCCATGGGCGAAGCCTACGATAGTGTCGAACGCCTCTCAATCTAGCACGGCTATTGCTGCTAGTTGCCGTGTGTCCGTGTGTGTTGGGACGTTCGATTGGTGACCGCAGCTAAAGCTGCTTGGAAACGTGCCGCCAGCCTGCGCGGCGTGTGATGGCTTCCCGGTTTTACGGAGCGGGTGGCCAATCCCGCCTCATACACCATCACAGACTGCCCTTTTCGGGCCACCTAACGGAAATGGCCGGAGGCGTTTTCACACACTTCCGACCATTGAATTTCAGGATTTTAGCGAAGCTAAACATTGCTGTCAAGCGGCGGCTCATCAGATTTTTCGCGAAGCACGATCATGGTGCTCGTGTCACTCGTCGAGTTGCGGACCCACCCGCCTTGGCACTCGTAGAACGAGCCCTTCTTCATCTCGAATTCGCGGCTGCGGTCGTGCAGCTTGTTGAGGATCGCCCTCTCGGTGTCGCTCTGAGGCGTCAACACGATCTGCTCAAGGCCGTCCTCGATGTAGAGCGCGATCTTCATGCAGCCCTCCCCACGTCTTCCTCTTCATCGAACTCGCTGATCCGGTAGAGATCGGCCAGAGCCTGGAGCCCGCGCTGCAATGCCCGCAGCATGTGCGATGGCCACGCACCCGCGTCCGTCTCCATGATGCAGACCTCCTTGCACGCATGAGCTGGAATCCGCCCCGCATCAGCGAGAGCGGTCATGGCCAGCATGTGCCTGTTGGCCGTGTTTCTGATTTGTTCGGCGGACGGCTCGGCGCCTGACTGCCCCTTCACGCTCATCCAGTCTTGAGCCTTCGGGAACGGGCTCGGTATGCCCATCATCCGGTGATAGCGATCGACATCGAGAGCCCATTGCTCGCCGGCCTTGAGATGGTGGCGCTTGATCTGGCCCCTCAGATACGCCTTGCCCAGCTCGAAGCCCGCCTCGTACTTGTGGGCGTTCTCTGCCCCTACCCGCTTGGCTCTGGCCTTCAGGGCAGTCGCCATTGCATCGGCAGAGGTCTCGCCACGCTGATCACGCTTGATCTCCCCGCAAGCGTAGCGGTCTACACCCTGCTTCCTCTTCCTGCCCCTAGTGCCCATTGCCCCTGTCTCCTTGATGAATGGATTACCGCTCAGCTTCGCTTCGCTTGAAGGCCGCAATACCGACATACGTGCCCTCGGTAGTGACGCTCCCCGAGCGCTTCTATCGGCGGCAGTGGACCGCGATAGTCCCTGTGCTCGACCGACATCCCGGCTGGCCATCTGTAGTCGTAGACAGCCTCGAACTTGTGGGATCGAAACGGCCAGCGCGTGGGGCACACTCCAAGCGAGCTTTGCTCGCGGTCATCACTCATGTCTTCCTCCTCGTAAGAAACAGACATCCACCAATCACCAAAGCCCCTATAGGAGGGATCATTAGAATGATGAGATTGGTGGTGGTCATTGGTGGACCGCGCTCCGCGCTAGGACCATTTCTCACGGTCACGTTCCGTGAGATCGCAGTAGCCCCACTCCTCTGACGGGGCGACGAACACGTAGACCGGGACGATCGAGCAGCCAGCGCCTTCGTAGGTGGCAAAATCCCGCTCGACCTCCTTCCGCGACCGACGAACGCTGCATGTGAAGATGCCTTGGCACCCATTCCACGCAGCCCACATCATCTGCCCGTGAAACGACGGAAGGCCGGGAACATCCCTGATTTTCGGATCGTATGTGTCAGGCCCCATCTCAGCGGGATCGTGGTCGTCTCCCGGTTCGGGCGGATAGTGGCTCCACATCAGCGGAACTCCGCCGCGAACGGGATCTCGTCATCGAGGATCTCGCCCATACGGCCGGCCGGTGCCGATCCCTGCCGCTCTTCACGCTCGACAGAGCGCTCTCCAGAGGGTCCATCCAACATCGTAAGGACAGAATTGAACCCCTGAAGAATGATCTCCGTAGAGAACTTCTCAGCACCAGATTGATCGGTCCATTTCCGGGTCTGAATCTGGCCTTCGAGATAGACCTTCGCGCCCTTCTTCAGGAATTGCTCAGCGACCTTCGCCAGCCCTTCGTTGAAGATCACGACCCGATGCCATTCAGTCTTCTCTTTCCGCTCGCCGGAGTTCCGGTCACGCCATGTCTCCGAAGTCGCAACCGTCATGTTGACGATCGACTTGCCATCCTGCGTGTGGCGCACTTCGGGGTCTCGCCCGAGATTGCCCACCAGGATCACCTTGTTCACGCTGCCAGCCAT